GGTTTCACCAACTCCTCACCAGCTAGGGCCCAATCCGGTTTGACCCGGTTTCTAGCTGGTGCACCCCTGCATGAGCCGTAAGGTGGCCAACCGGGATTTATACGAAGCGCTGTGCGAACCCCACACACACAGCACCCGTCGTTGCGACCCGCCAACGACTACGGTAGTAAGCCAGGCCTGTGGTAGCGAGGCAGCAGTGGCAGTTGTGGAAGACGTGAGCTCTCGTCACCTCGCCTGCGGCCGGAGCCTGAGGTGGCACTTTTACTTTGAGCGCTAAGGTCATCCCTCCAAGATGCTATAATTAGTGATCGGGGCCGAAACCCCGCCCTCCGCATGCGGGAACAATACCGCACCGACCCTTGTACAAATATGGGCCTCGCCAACTACCGAACTAACGGCCGTCGACTATGTCCCGAGGCCGTGCCCTTAAGGGATCCCACGGGACTGGAGAAAACACACCAACCACAACAGCCACACACCACCGCGCCACCAGGTGCCCGCTCACAAACGGGCATCGTGCCAGAGCTCGTAAAGCCCAGGCGCAGCTCCGAACCAGCGCGACGCAACGGGCATTTCCACAACCCCCTTTGGAATGCCCACCACGACAGGTGATCTCTCCAAGAGCACCTGCTCGTCCGGTGACAGGCCGAACGCACGCTCGAAGCTCAACCTACACTCTCGCGTAGGCTGGACAGCAGCATCAACCCCCACCAAACGCGCTCCGACATGATAATAGTCGGACAGAGCCTCACTGGGCAGACTCTTGTCCGGCAGGCCCACAATGTCGAGGACTTTGAGCGCATGCGCCTGAAGCACAGGGACCCCCACTGCAAGACTCAACTCACAGCGGAAAACACCGGACAACCAGCGCATGCCGAAACGCGGTTCGTTCAGCCACCGGTGACTAGCACCGGCACCTGAAAGAACCGCCGCCGGCTCCCTGACCATGGTCCAACCCAAACCAGGGCCAAGGAAAACCGGCGCCGAACGCCCAAAACGGACGTGCTCCAGTACGGTGACTGGCTCTTCTAGCGTCATCTCGTGCCCACAATCCCGCAAAACCCGCGGCCCGAAGTCTTCCAGTACGGCTGCCAAGTCGTCAGACGAGCAAAACACAAGCGCGTTATCACCGTCCGCAAGTATGTCAAACTTGCAGCCGGTGCGCTTGAGCGCGGAGACCACAGCACCAACCATAAGCAACGAATTGCCCATGCCAGTGTTGAAATCACCACTCGCCCGACCCCCTGGTCGCGAAAACTTCAAGCCGTGGGTCGTCCTGCCAGTGAAACGCTGGCGGGACAGCAAACTCTGCAGTTCGCGGTGGCCCTGGTAAGCCGCCAAGTAAACAGAGTGCTCTGCACGGACCTGACCCGAGGTGACGTGGGCTTCGAAGGCCTTGCCGTCAACCTCAAACACTGCGCACCTGTCGAACTGACCAAACTTGCGCTTGATCAGATTGGCGCGTTGGCGGGGGTTTAGCCCCTTCGCCACAATCCTGGTATTCGAACCCCCAAAGACGCGTTCTGCGGTGAGTCTAGCCCACAGCCAGTGCTCGAACGGCTTAAGCCAAGAAGCTAGGCTAAGGTTGTACCTAGGTGACCTGGGAAAGATCATTCTAGGCTTGGCATCCTTGCCTGCAGTAGTCTTCTCAGCTTTAAGGAAAGCCCGGAGTTTGCAATCGGCCCTACACAAAGGGTCATCGCGGAGACTTTCCTCAGCTTTGAGGTATCTACGGCGCATACTGCCAGTATACGATTGCGCCGTTTCCAGGTGCGTCCACCGTGTGCCGCCATAAGACCGAGCAACCGAGCGAAGCCGTGCGAACACAGCCGCAAACTCGGCGCCAACCTCGGAGTCAGCCGGCACTGGCAAGGGACACAGAGACCGCTTCAGAAGGGCGGCGATCTCATTGTGTATGCAGCTAGCGTGTACGCCCGGTACCCAAGTGCCTTCGACACCGGACCTACACGCCACCCTCATCTGCCGCTTCGGTGTGCCGCACACAGCAGGCACGTCGCGGGTGGCCGTCAGGGAACAGCCACCTGCTATCGGCCCAAGCTCCACACCACCGGAGCAAGAGCCGTAGCTCGCGACTGGCCCCCCTCAAGAGGAGGACCACCAGAAGCGGGCGGTGCGTCCTTGGAAAAGTCCCTCAGCGGCTAACCGCTCTCTCGGAGAGACCTGCCATACCAAATGGATCGCCGAGGCAACGGCGATCCAAGTGTCGGACTGCGAGAGCCCGACCAACCGGCACCAATCCAACGCACGAGTGCGCAGGGCAGCCACCAGTAGGGCATCGCGTTTCCTGAAAAACGCATAGGACGCCAGCCGGTTGTGGAGCTCGGGAAAAACAACCTCCCGTGAGCCATCAGGAAGCTCGAGGACGAGATAGCCCTCGACCCGGGAAGACCCAGGTTCCTCCACACCGGCACGGACAGACCCACCACCAAGGATCTTTGCCCCGTACGGAAACCTCTCGAGAATCGAAGCGGCCGTGCTGTTCCCCTGCTGAGCGATGAGGTCTGGTGTCCACCGACCGCTCAACAGCTTTCCAACACAACCCATCTCCAACCCCAGAAAGCCCTCCATGCGGCGAACCCACACGGCTCGCCTACGAGGCCTGGCCACTACGGCCGAGAGCGGAACAAAAGAGTCCTGGCCCTCAACGCCCTTACCGGTGAATTGTCCACATTCATCGGT